GCAACAGACGATACAAACATAACGGTTGATTATCAGGCGGCTGCAAGTCCCCGCCCTGCCGTGCCGTCTACCCTAGTAACCGTAACTTTTGTGTCAGCGTTGCCAGAAACGCTACCAACACCGTAGGGATAGGTATGGCTACAGATACTGAAGTTTCAATCGCCAATGCAGTTAACACGATCTTAGGTGGAGGCGAACCTAGGTCGGATAAAGATAAGGCTTTAGACTATCTCGTAATGGGCACGTTAGGACCAGCAGGTTCTATATTCAAGTCCGTGTTAGATGCTATGGGTATTTTTGATGGGGGTGGATTAAAAGCTACTCCCATGACTCCTGAAGAAGCAGCAAAGTTTGATATTGACCAAGCTATAGAGCAGTTTGAAGCTAATCAAGTGCTAGGCAGTCGAGGGGAAGATGCTGAAGGTGCAGGGCTAGAAAGTGAAATAGACGAACTTATAAACAGAGCAACTACAAATCCTGACTTAGCAGAACAAGATTTACAGGCAGTATTAGATGTACTTAACAGTCGCAGTGGTGATCTTGCTACTGAAATAATAGGCATGACTGTAGGTAGTAATAATCCGGTTAACCCAAATATTATAGCCGATGCAGGAGGTGGAGGAAGTTCTAGTGCTTCTAGTGCTTCTAGTGGATTACCTTCTGACCCTGCACAAACAGTCGCTGACACCGCTGCTGATATTATTGGCGATGCTTCTCCTTCTGCTGGGGGTACAGGGTCTGACGCTATGAATGTTTTTGTTTATGACGCTTCGGATAATGTCTTTGTATCTGCTAGTGGAGAAAGGTTTCCAGCGGGGGATGTTAGCGATGTACCTATAGCAGACGGGGGTAAGTACTCAGTAAGGCCCGATCTCAACAGCACGGGTGATGTTATAGCAGAGCATGTAGTAGACGTAAGCGGAAACAAAGTTGCTACAGTTGGTGAACCAGACCCTAATACGGGAATACCCAACCTTATTAATGTTATTGGGCAGTTGGGAGCGTTCGATCTACCCACTGATACGCCTGTAATGGGACCAACTCAAACGGTCCCTGCTGACTCTACTGGCCCTACTGGCCCTACTGGCCCTACTGGTCCTGCTGGTGGTGGGCCGGGTGGTTTGGGTGGTACAGGTCCGGGTGGTTTGGGTGGTACAGGTCCGGGTGGCCCTACTGGCCCTACTCCTTGCCCTCCGGGTATGACTCGAAATGCTATGGGTGTTTGTGCTTATCCTACGGGTGATCCGGGTACAGGTACAGGTACAGGTCCGAGTACAGGTCCGAGTACAGGTCCGGGTACAGGTCCCGGTACAGGTCCGGGTGATGGTGACGGTGATGATAAAGGCAAAGGTCAAGATGCTGTAGGACAACTGCTTACACAAGCAACACCTTTTGCTGGTACAGGCACTCAAGTAGATGTTGAGTCAGGAGACTTAGCACTTATAAACTACCTATACGATATTGGTGGAGAAAGTATATTTGCACCAACGGTAAACGCCGCAAAAGGTGGTAGAATCAAACAATACGACTTTGTTAACGAAATAGAACGCATCATAGGGAGGCGTTAAAGTGGATTGGTTAAGGAATTTAGGTAGTGGGATATTAGATTACGGCACTAACTTAGGGTCTAATGTTATGGATTATTTTACCACTGATGAAGGTGGTGTTGACTATGCAGCTCTTATTCCTGCTTTAACAGCTTTTGCTGCTAGTCGAGCCGGTAACTCTGAAACTATATCTGACTTGTTTGGTTTAGGCGCTGAAGCTAATAACATCACTGGCTATCAAGGAGGTATTCCAGAATACACTGCCGAACGCCAAGCTGTACCGATGACAGGTGATGCTTTTGATCCTGATAGACGGCCCGGCAGTGGTGGACGACGTTACTTTTCAGATACTACTTTTATCCCAGAAGGGCAGTCAGTACCGGAGCAGCAAGCGATAAGTGATGCACAAAAATGGCAGCTAGCCACACAGAATTTAAACAATCCTTTTAGCGGTGCGGGGTTTGCGGCGGGGGGTCTAACATCTCTACCTCATAACGGTTACTACTTGGGTGGTATTACAGATGGCATGGCTGATGATGTCCCTGCTATGATAGGTAACTCTCAACCCGCTGCTTTAAGTGACGGTGAGTTTGTTATACCCGCAGATGTGGTAAGCCACTTGGGTAATGGTAACTCCGATGCAGGAGCGCAGAACCTATACAGTATGATGGAAAGAGTGCGTACAGACCGCACTGGTAATCCTAAACAGGGTAAGCAAATAGACCCTAACCAATATTTAGCGTAAGGAAATAACTATGGCTATGTCTCCTCAAGAAGCCGCAGCAAAAGCTGCCGCCGATGCCAATGCAACTCTTAATCCCGGTTTAGGGCAAGCAAGAGCAGAAGAATCTTCCTTATCTAGTTGGGCTGGACCTTATGTTACCGATATGTTGGGAAAGGGGGCTGCACTATCAGAGTTACCCTATCAAGCCTATCAAGGACCACTTACAGCGGGATCATCAGCCCTTCAGACACAAGCGTTTCAAGGATTAGGTGCACTTCAACTACCTCAAGCATCAGCAGCTTCTTTTACGGGTGCAGCGTATACTCCTCTTACTGCGGAACAAATCGCTTCTGGTCAAACGCCTGATTTTACTCCTGCGTCCGATAACGTAGTTCAACAGTACATGAACCCTTACTTGGAAGCGGTTCTTCAACCTCAGTATGATGAGGCGACACGTCAAGCACAGATAGCACAACAAGCCATGCAGAGCCAGTATGCAAAAGCAGGAGCATATGGTGGAGGTCGGCAAGCAGTTGCTGATGCAGAGTTAGCTCGTGGAGCGTTGGATAGGATAGCGGGGATCACAGGACGGGGGTATTCAGAAGCTTTTGATCGCGCTACTGATCTTTACAATAGAGATAGAACCTACGGCCTACAAGCACTTGACGCACAGTTAGCAGCGGGAGATATACAAAGAGGTATTACAAGCGAAGGTATTGGTGCAGACTACGCTCAGTTTAGAGAAGAACGAGACGATCCGTTTAAGAAAGTTCAATACCAACAGTCTTTGCTACAGGGACTACCTCTTGAAACTCAAAGTTACTCTTACTACCAACCTTCAGGTTTGGAAGCTATAGCAGGAGCGTTTAGCGGCGGTAGAGACATATTTAATTTAATTTCAGGTTTAGGAAGCGCCCCAGCCGCTCCAGCTGCCCCAGCGCCGTCAAATAACACAACTTTACCCCCAAACACTAACGTATACGGTGGGAGCATCTACACATGAACGGATTAGCGGCTTTACAACAGACAAACCCAATGGCACAAGCTAATAACCCTCGCACAGCAGCAGCTATGGAAGTAGTTTCTAATGAAGGTTTAGGCAACCTCCTACCTCCTGCAACAGAAGCTTTATTGAACCTACAAGAAGCAACTAATTTAATAGCAAGTGCGGATGGTCTATTAGCCCAAGCGGGTCGCCCCACTACTGCTACAGTTGTAGAACAAAGACAACAACAAAGCTTAGATGGTATTGCAGCCGCATTAGCTCGTACACAACAAAGTACTCCTCCACGCCGTCCTATGATGGCACAACAACGTCCACCTATGATGGCACAACAACCTATGCGTCCACCAATGCAAGGAATGGCTGGTATGTCCGTTCCTAATATGGCTCGTATGGCTGACGGTGGGGTTGTTGGGTATGCAGAAGGAGGGCTTAATACAGAACCTAGTGCGTTACAAAAAGTCAGACAGGGGGTAGGCCAAGGCATGATGGACATGGGGTCTAACATGCAGGAAAGTGACCAAATAATAAGAAGCAAGATTCCGTTCATCAAGCAAATGCTCGATAAAGGCCCAGCAATTACTCCACAAGAACGTGCGGAACTTAAGGCAGAAGTAGAACAAAACCCCGGCTTAATAGGTATGTTTGGGAAGCAGCTAGAAAGATTAGGTATATACGTAAAAGGCATGGTAGGTGGTGGTATTGTGTCTCTTAAAGAAGGTGGATTTCCTGACTTAAGCGGTGACGGTAAAATTACCCGTAAAGATATTCTGATAGGTAGTGGTGTCATTGATAAAAAAGAAGGTGGGATTATTGGGTATGCCGGTCTTGATGGCAGTTCAGTTGTTGATCCTTCTATGCAAGCAGAAGTAGACGCTTATCTTTTAGCAAACCCACCGCCTGAACGCCCTACTTATCTATCCTCTGAACAAAGACGCGAAAACCTAAAAGCAAGAGAGGCTGAAAGAGTTGCACGGCTTGAAAGCGAAGAGCGAGTACGGCAACAACGTCGGGCATTAAGAAGCCAAGGTGTACCTATATCTGAGCTAGAGGAAATAATGAATGCAAAGCCTTCTATAACTGAATTTTTACCGGGCAATCCAGAGAATCTTCCAATGGGCGGTACTGCACAACTGACAGGTAATGGAACTCCTCCTCCTGTAGTTACTACTTCTACCTCCCCAGAAAAACCGGACGTAGTTGAGGAGATTGTAGAGAGGATAAGCGAAATTAATGTTGAACCCGGCACATCAGATTTAACAGATATTGTGTCCGAGTACGCTGGAGATGCTCTAGGAAGAGATCGTGCTACTGAAGAAGCGCAACGTCGGCAAGATGCTTTGGATTTTTATGGTATGTCTGATAGAGAAAGACTGCTGAGACAACAAGCCGCTGACGCACAAGCTAAAGCTTTATCCGCAGAGTTAGACCCAGAAATATTAAGACAACAGAAGATAGAAAGTGCTTTAGAACGGCTTTCAGGGCCGGGAGGTATCATTGGTGCGGGTAGAAGAGGGGCGGCTGCACGACCTGCTTTTGATAAACAAGTTAGAGATTTAGAAAGGCAAAGAGAGCTTGCACCGATTACTGCTGAATTAGAAACATTGGGAATGGATAGAGCCGCCAGAGAGAAAGCGTTTGCAGCCGGTACTGAACTAGCTAAGACCTTCTCGGCTGAGATGAATACCGCACTACAAAGTCTAGCCAACCTTAGTAACGTAGAGATGTCCGCTAAAACTTCAGCAGCTATTCAAAATGCAAGGACTAGTATAACTGCTTTCACTACTCAAGCATCTAACGAGTTGGCAAAACTAAGAGAGAAGGGTCTAAACATTAGAGATAACAAAGAGTACAAACGTAGAGTAGATGAAAGTATTGCAAAAATAGGAGTGGACATTGCAAAAGCTGTATCGGAAGTAAACGCAGATATAACAATGGATGACGTTACAAAACAAAGTTCAATACGAGACCTTCGCGCTGCTTACAATGTTGCGAGAAACCAAATAATGGGTGGCGGAAGTGGAGGTGGTGGAGCGACCCTACCACCGGGGTTTGTACCAGATTAATAGTTTAAATAGGCACGATGTATGGCAGTTGAAACCGCAACTAATCCTGAAACTAATGAGCAAGTTATATTAGTAGACGGGGCATGGGTTCCTGTATCCCAAACAGCTACAAATCCTGATACAGGCGCACGAGCTTATTTAGCAAATGATAATTGGATTGTAGACAAAATCATCCCTTCTACTCCTCCTCCTATTAAACCTGAACCTGAAGAAGAAACTTCATTATTAGGGTATGGACTTGAGACAGGTAAAGCTCTACTTAGTGGGGCTGCGGGTCTTGTTGAATCTGCCGCTACAGGTGCATCCTTTCTTTTACCTGAAGAAGCTGAACAAGCTGCTCGTGCTCGCATTGCTGAAATTGGTGGCGATGTACAGGAAACGCTTGCGCCCGGTGAAGCCTACGAAGACAGCAAATATCTGGACTTTGTAGGTGGTGTAGGCTCTACCCTACCGTTTCTTGCGGCTGCTCCCTTTGGTGCGGTTGGTCTTGGTGTAGGAGCACTTACAGGTATTACCGCAGGATCGGGCGAAGCTGCTCAACGCGCAATAGCATCGGGAGCTACTGAAGAAGAAATAAGTAAGGCTGCTGGGTTAGGTACTATTCCGGGCGCAATGGAAATGTTCGGTCCTGCTAGGATCGTTAATAGGTTTAGAAAGGTTCTAGGTAACAATGCGGACGAAGTAGCAGAAGAACTTAGTGGTAGGTTAATTAGCAAAATTTCACGGGCCGCAGAAAAAGCTCCTTTAGGACGCGTAGGTAAAGCGGCACTAGACGAAGGTATCCAAGAAGCCATCAGTGAAGTAGGTCAGAACCTTATCCAACGTGGTATATACGATCCAGAACGCGGTGTGTTTACGGACACTGGCGAATCCTTCGGTATGGGTGCAGGAGTGGGCGGCCTCTTACAAGGTATTGCCGAAGCAATTATTCCGGGTCAACAACGTCGCGCTATTAAAAGAATAGAAGCTGAACAGAGAGCTGAAGCTGAAGAAGAAGCCGTTGCCAATAAAGAAGCAATGCAAGTTTTTACGCCTGACAATGAAACCCGTGACATGTTCCCAGAAGAACGCGCTGCGGCAGAACAGGCTTTTCAAGGTCCAGAACCTGAACAATTAATGGATGTAGAAGACCTTGCAGGTGTAACGGCAGAAGCTCCGGTAGAGGTTACTCCAGAAACTGACTTAGTAGAACGAGCGGAGTCAGAAGAACTACAAGAACTACTTGATGAAGAAGCAGCTTTACGGGCGAACCAACAAGCAGAACAGAATGCAGAAGAAAGAGCAGCACAAAATCTTGCGCTAGCAGATGTACAGGGGCGTATAGACACTCGACGAGCTGAAGAAACGCAAGCTAAACGGGGGCCAATACTAACAAAAGTTTTAGCCGAAACTGATACAACAAGTCAGGTTAACACTGAAAGAGCGTTTTCTAACGCTTTAGCAGAAGCAGGTATAACTAACACAGCCCCTACTGACGTAGAAAAACAAATCATTACAGAAAGAACTTACACTCTAGCGGAGTCGCGTCCCGGCATTGATCCAGATGGGGGTGGTATAGAGAGTTTAATCCCTGAAGTAAAGACACCGAATGTAAATCAAGAACAAGCACAAACAGAAACAAGCGAAACCGTTGAAACCCTTATTACCCCAGAGTTTTTTGACACTCTTGGTATTCCTAAAAGTGCGCCTATACGTAAAAGAAAAGCTCTACAGGGTAAAGACGTGAGTAGTCCAGAAGTACAAGAAGCACTGCAAACACTAATTACGTCGTACAGTGGGCAAATTAAAAAAGCTGAAGATCGTGGTAGTAATCCAAAAGCTGCTAGACAGGTTAGGGCTAACCTACTAAATTACCGTGCGTTAGGTAGAGTAGTTTCTCCTTCTGTTAAGCCCCCTCCCGCAGCCACTGATACACGTACAGGTCTTACTGACGCACCACAGCCACCAATGTCAACTGTTGCTTTACCTACTACGGATTCAGAGAAGCTACTTAATCTTAAGGGAAAAGCTCTACCAAGTCGTGGTAAGTACACTCCGCGAGCCTCTGTGTCCTACTATATGCAAAATACTGTTGATGAGGACCAAGCCCTCCGTGCGATTGCTTTTGAAGGGACGTTCCCACTTTCGTTAGATAAAGTTTCACCAAAAGATGTAGCAAACAAAGAAATACGTCGCGCTGACGCTGCTACTAAATGGGTACAAGATAATCTTAGTACTGAAGCTAATGCTAAACTAACGGAGTACAAAACATTTTATGAATCTCAAGAACGTCGAGGCGACGCTTTCCTAGAAAAGCTTACTGCGGAACAAGATGCAAGAGATAAGCTTGACGATGAGTATATAGAAAAAGATAACAAACAGGATGACGCGCTAACGGAAGAAGTACTGCAAGATATTGTCTATGGGGCTGACTTAGACGACTTTGCGGGAGTTATAGAATACCTGCGCTCTGATGCTGTGGCTGCTACTATGCCTTTAGTTTCGGAGTCGGTTAATAATAAGGTACTGGATAACGATTTAAAAGGTGCGCTTGAACAACTTGCAGCCGATGCCCCTAACGCTAAAGTACGTAATACAGCTATCGCACTCTCTTTAGCTATTAAAGATATAAATGTTGAATTCGTAGACGGATTAGCTAGCCCTAGTGGGGTTAAATCTGCGGGTACTTATATTGCGTCTCAGAATTTAATTCAGATAGACCTGACTCAACCTTTAAACTCGCACACGTTATTACATGAAGTCGCACACGCAGTTACTTCTACAACGTTGTACAACCAATCCCACCCAGTCACTAAACAGTTACTCAGATTGTTTAATGAAGTTAAAGGTAAGCTACCAGAAGGTAGTTATGGTAAAGAGTCTTTACAAGACTTCGTTGCAGAAGCCTATACCAATCCCGAATTTAGAGCGACGCTAGCTTCCTATAAACCTGCCGGTAGTAAGTTAACTGCATGGCAACGTTTTACTAATGCAGTTAAAAGTTTGTTTGGTCTACCAACAACCCCAGTCCAGAACATGGAGGAAGAAACGGTAGAGTATATAAACATGCTTGTCGCAGAAGCTATAGACACGCGTGACGCTACAACTGTTCCTCAAGCTCTTGCTAATAACGATGCAGCTCGTGCTGTTTATAAATTGATAGCGGGTGGTACGGCTCTTGCTCCAGTTAAAACGCTAAAAGACGCACGAGATCATATATGGGGTAGGGCAGAACAGTACAGTGACACTAGTCGTATGACTCTAATTAACGCGATGACTTTAGATAATCTCGTGGATCTTGTAAAAGCAAATCCTGAACTTAAACCTTTTTATGAAGCTACTAGAGATTTTCAAGAAGTTATCAAACAGCAGGACGGCGATCGTAACGAACGCATGAAAGGTTTTGGTAACAAATTAAACGATTTTAAAGCGGCGTTTAAAGGTGACAGTAAGGCGATTGAAATATTCAATGAGTTAGTTGGCCGCAGTACGATAGAAGAAGTAGACCCTACAAAACCTAGCAATCGCTACGAAAAGTTTGGCTACAGCTACACAGATAAAAACGGTAAGGCTGTAGAGAAAGTTATATACAACACAGCAACAGAACGTGACGAAGCGGTAGATGCTTTAGATAGGACAGTAGTCCGCGCAGGAGTTAGAAAACTTAACTCGACTCCAGAACGTGTTGCCGAATATAAAAAAGTAAAGAAGTTGTACGAAAGCCTAACACCAAAACAACAAACTACATATCGTGAAATAAGAGATATGTACAAGAAAATGAATGAGGAAATACTAGAGTCGATAGACGCTAAGTTAGACGATCTAAATTTAGAGTCCGCAGTCAAAGAAACAGTTAAAGAAAAAGCGTTTAGGAAAATTCTAAATTCAGGGGTAATTGATCCTTATTTTAAACTAGACCGCACAGGTGACTACTGGATTGAATTTGAATACAAAACTCCTGACGGGCGTACTGATTATGGTGTAAGCGCACACGTCACTCCGGGCGCAAGAAAGATCGCTAGAAGAAACCTTGAAGACAACCCAAACGTGATCGAAGGCTCTATTAGGGAAAAACCCCGTCCCGATATAACGGCAGAGAGCGTTAATGTTCCTACTGGATTCTTAGTGCAGTTACTTGATTCACTTAAACAACCCGTCACCATTACAGACATAGACGCTGCGGGTAATAAAACTGAGCGAGAAGTTAAGATACCACAACAAGCTATAGACCTTGTAAACGATGTCTTATTAAAGTCTCTTCCTGAACAGGGCTTGGTACAAGGACATAAACAGCGTAAAGGATTAGCAGGATACGAAACAAATGCTCTTAAAACATTTGAAGATTCTTTTCCTAGATTAATTAATAGTTTTACTAACCTGTCGTACGAAGTAAAACTTACTAACGCTGCTAACAAAGTGAGAGAAGGGGCTGCACTATCAGAAAATATATCTAATAGAGACCGTGCTTGGGTGGAAGATATTTCACTAGCGTTAGTAGGCACTAGAGGTGACACAAACCGGCAAGTAGGTAAGCTACCAAGTTATTTAGAATTTGTTAAAAACCCTAACCTTCCTAACTGGGCGCGTAAGTTACGTTCAAGTTCTTTTATTTATACGTTAGGTTTTAATATCTCTTCTGCTGCGGTCAACATGTCTACGCTACCTATGATAGTAGGCCCGTTGCTATCCGGTAAGTTTGGTGGGGTCAAAGCAACCTCAGCGATGAGCCGTGCCATGAGGATGTACACTCAGTCTTTCGGGAACGTTACACGGGAAGGAATTACTGAAGATGGAGAAATAGGAGATGTGTCTGAGTTTGGTGGATTTAGTTACACTAACAAAGAAGGCGGGCCATTAAAGTTTCTTATCGAACGACTACAGGAAATAGGATTAGACACTCGCACTATAGCTTCAGAAAACGCCGACTATGAAAACCCAGCAGCTCCATTTCTTAACAAGTTGGCTTACGTATCTAGCTTTATATTTAATCATTCGGAACGTGCGATCCGTCAAGTTACTGCGGCTAGTTCTTACATCTTGGAAGTAGAGAAGGCTTACGCAGAAGCAAACAAAGGGAAACCCGCCATAAAGATAGCTGATATGTCGGAAGCAGATATAGCACAGTTTGGACCAGAAGCTGCAAAAGTCGCTACTGAATTTATGGAATACGCGAACAGTTCTGCGCTTCTCGCTACTGCCCCTCGTTGGGCACAGACTGGACCGGGGGCTATTCTTTACCAGTTCAAGCGATTCCCAGCTCAAGTACTGTACATTCAAATGCGAATGCTTAAAGCGATGACTCGACAAGCTAGAGGAGTTGCACGTACACCAGAACAAATAGAAGAAGATCGTGCTTTACGGAGCGCGTTTGTGTATATGACGGCTACTGGTGGGGCGTTGGTTGGGGCTAAAGGTCTGCCGTTTTACGGTATAGTTGCCGCTGTTGCTGACATGTTCTTAGATGAAGACGAGGACGACACTAATACTATAGTCGCTAAGACGGTAGGAGACGGTTGGTACTACGGTATGCTAGCTAAATACTTTGGTGTTGATGTTACTGACCGTATCGCTTTAACTAACTTATTAGTCAGAGATCCCGGCAACTATCGGAGTGAAGATAAATTCCGTTCAGCCTTAGAGACTTATGGAGGTCCAACAATAGGTATAGGGTTCCGTTTAGGGGATAACATTACAAAACTATTTGACGACGATCCTCAAAACAATCAGCGAGCCATAGAGGGAATACTACCAACTGCTTTCTCTAACATTAAAAAATCTAGTAGGAACTTTACAACAGGGGCGTACGAAACAACACGAGGCGACCCCATCCTTGCTGACGTTACTGTAGGAGCTGCAATCAAAGAAGCAATGGGATTCCGACCGGCTGCACTTCGTTCAGCGCAAGACAGGCTATCAAGAGATCGCCGCGTAGTAAGCGGAATAGTAGATATGCGGTCTGCCTTACTAGACCTGTATGCCTTCTCCCATAAAAATGGAGACGAGGCAGGAAAACAAGAAACAATAAAAGCTATCAGAGAGTTCAATCAAAAACACCCTGAAGCGGGTATAGATGGAGATAGTCTAAAGCAGTCCCTAACTACTCGCGCTAGAGGGTCCGCTATTGCAAGATTATTAGGTGGTAACGTAGCTGATAAACGTTTCATTCAAATGCTATTAGATTCACGAGCGGAGTACGAGGACTTTTAACTAACTCGCCAAACACGTACTCCGTACTTACCCTTTTCTATACAAACTCGTTTTGTTAAGTGTCGTCTCTCTATACCGCTAGCCGAGACTATATCGTTTACAGCTTGTTTTGCGTTAACGCATGGTATGAATAGAGAAGTGCCAACTACAAACCCACTCCAATCTATAATTATTCTTACCCCATCAGGGGATATATCACTCCGACTTAGCCTCATCTGAACCTTCTGGGTTAGGAATATAATCAATAGCGAACGTACATTCTAATACATGCGTCATACCTATTGCTGCCTTAGTGCCTTTACCCATGTTTTTCTTAACATTCTTAGCGTTCATATGTATAACCATAAGACTTTTTATAGTACTCCAATCGTATTTATGGTCACTACACCATCTCTTAAAAGGTCCGACGCGTATATAAAATTTGTTTATATCTGTCTCGTGCCTACCTATAAACTTATGGGTTGGGATGTCTTGAGGTTCTAACGTAGCTAATATTACCGGATCTCTCCCATCTGTCGTACTACTAATACGTAATATCGAACGTACATTATCCATATAGAACTGCGCTACTACGTCATTAATATCCATGTCCATCTCCTGTAAATCATGTTTCTGTGCCAATATAGTATGTATGGTCCACCTCCATAAGTTATCTAAATCCCAATCTATAAGCCCAATTTCCTTAGCGATCTTACACCCAACGTACGTCGTCACGCCTTGAGCCACCCAAAACCTATCTTGCGCTTCGCTTTTCAATTCTTTTATCATTTTCGTACGTATATCTTTTACTTCTTGTTCTACTTCAGCTTTATTTTTTATTACGTGCTGTATAAATATCGGTCCTGCCCAGCCGTAGTTAGCTGCTAGTTTGTCATTAAGCTCGTTTGCTCTTAGTGTATCTTCATCCCCTTTAAGTAGTTTTTTTGCTGTAACACTAACTACTCGCCCCGCCTCTCCTTTTGGATTATCTCTAAATGTAGAAGCTACCTGTGTCAGACTACTATTACCTGTAGTACCACAACTTAAAGCCCATACTTCTCCTCTAAACCGTTCCATATTTTGACCTTCATTACTCATACGGTTTCTCTGCATTCCGTCACTGATTGAGTAGCAAAAGTTGCTTGCTTGTTCTGCTTTAAAGTTAGATACCTCATCTATATAAAGCGGCAAATTTTTCATTATCTCTGCACGATTCCAAGCTGAATTGTCTGTATCTTTTCCAATAAGCACTATCTGTTTATGGTCACCCCATACAGAAGCACCACCCCACATACCTGTTGTCTTACCTATTCCCGTTTCGGTACTTGTAAGGTTATAGATAGCACCAGATATGCCTGATATAAACTCCATGAGTGGAGAGCCAAAACTCAAACCAAACATGTATTGATGCTGTTCAAACCCCTTTTGCCCATAAAATTTAGCCAGCTCTTTCCATTCATCTAACGATCCTTTCTGCTGAAACATGGGTATATACTGAGCAGTCCGTGTTCCTGCGGGATTGTCTTTAACAGTGTCTGCAAATATTTCTTTATTTCCTAATACAAAAGATTTACAGTGCTCCGTCCACCCAAACTGAGGCTTAACATAAGTTGCAGGGCCAGCGTTTATAAGTTTTTTCATCCAAGCTTTTACATACGACATAGCTTTTTTTACCTCTTCAGAGCCAATTAATACATCATTTTTGTTCATTACGTTACGAAAGCTTTCTACACTAGTTAAGTCAGTCTGAGTTGCTAAAAAAGAACGTTCCCCCTCGTGAGGAGAAAGATGCCTTATCTCATAAGATGGGCCTTTTCCGTCTTCAATCATTCGTTTAGATACATACAAAGTGTTATCTAAAACTGAGGCTTCTTCTCTGTTACCTTCTGCGTCACTAGTTACATGCACTACACCTCCACCATTAGGTCTTTCATAAGGTTTAGGGTAATCAGGGACAGTTACTTTTGTAGTCTTTACTCTTAGTGTGGGGCTTTCTACAACCACACCTGTTTCTTTTTCTTCTGGGTTTTCTGGCACAACAGGAACTTGAATTGTTTCTGTATTATCTTGCGCTATTTTTATTTCGCTACATAAAGCTATAGGGCTTTTAATCTTACCCTTATGACCACAGTCTTTACATAAACCGGGATAGTCCTCGTCAAACTTGACGCATGTATGTGGGTACTCAATCGACTCAGAAATCTTTCTAGTTTCTTCTGGATCGTAGTTCGTCGCACGTTTAGAAATTAAATGTACCGCAGGAGTTGTGCCTTCCTCCACTCCATCTGTATCGCACCGTTTAGCTATAGACAGTGTGTGTAGCCATTCTGGGTAAGTTAGTTCATCGGGTTTAAGTATGGCTCGTTCTATGTGAGCACAACCCGTACCGCTACGTGTGCTAGTAATAATGTTTTTAAAATTGTATCTGTATTTTGAAAGTCCTTTGGCCCGTTCCATATCTTCAAGATCTTCTTGAGAAGAGCTATTGATAGAAGGGACTGGTATCAACTCAGCAGGTAACTTACCTGCGAAAGCAGCAAGCTCTACCTCTAAATCACCTTCAAGAACCACAACCACAGGTAATGGCTGTTCGCCTTTAAAATTACGTGTGTTAGGGATACGTAGTAGTCGCGCCGCGTCATCAGTTACAACGGGATCAATGTCCAACCCGTCCTGTAAACATGTCGCCTTAAGCTGTGATGCCACAGGTTTCCATTCTTCACGCGAGTAAGATCTATCTAGCGTCCAGTATACGTGCAGACCGCGCCCTGAATTTACTATAAAAGGTTTAGGTAGAGTGTATGTTTTACGAAATGTTCTTAATGCTTTTAGCGCATCACTTTGGGTTTGGTAAGGTTTGTCCGTCCCGCAATCTATATCGAGAAACAAAGACTTTAAGTCCCGCGCATTATCAGACTTACGATTTTTATCAGCAAAAGAAGACAATGCAAAATAAACATCATGCCCTTGTCCGTCAAAGTTGTTCGCGGCTTCTGTAACAGCGTCTAAAGAATCATGAAACTGTTGTTTCATTGACCCTTCGTTCTTTTTTCCTGCTACACAATAGTACCCTTCACCACCCAACACAGCGCCAAGAAACTGTTTGGTATCCATAAGCTATCCATACTTGAAAGAGGTTTGGGCATCCGAAGATGCCCTTGTTTTTATTTTAGTCGTCGAACCCATCTAGTAATGATGCTAAATCAACATCGTCTTTAGGCGCGTCTTTCTTTTTCTTAGACACTTTGACCTTTGGTTCTACAACAACTTCCTCTTCCTCTTCTTCAGTCACTACATCGAATACACTTTCAAGATCGTCTTCACTAGAATCGTCATCTTCTTTAGCAAATCCTTCAACAACGTCGAACACGTTCGATACTGCACGTTCTGCTAACTTAACAACCTGAACGGCTTCCAAGCGTAAAGCCACACCATTCCCAGTTCGTTCGTTGTACCACGGGTGCATCTCTACTTGCAGACTGATTGTGCTACCTTTTGTTACCTTAAACCCTTTACCTAAGTCGTTCTTTTTAGCATCGATATGCACTGGAGGTCTTTCCCAAGAAGCATCTATCCTCGCCTTGCCAACAAAAAGTTTAGGGTTTTCTGTATCTGGAGTGAATGGGTTTTTAAATTCAGGCCAATCATCTTCTTGCCGAACCTTATAAGCTTTGTGCATAGCTGTTAAAAGTTCTTTGGCTTGCGCTCCAGTCATCTTAAAACTAGTGGAATAGTCTGCACCTGAAGTATGGGCATCACAAGGATCACTCCCCCCTTTACCATTCGGACCACCTTTTTTGTTAAATACGTAGGGCTGATCCATCTTGGGGTAAAGGGCTTCTACGTTATCTATCCTATGTACTATTTTTTCTTTCTTCATTTTATCGCACTCTCATTAAGGTTAATTAAAATTGCATTAGCTTAAAAGCTAAGGTTTTGGTACTACGAATCTCTCACATACACTCCTTCCCCTTCGACAACATCGAACATGCTGTCCACGCTAGGGCCGTTGTTTTCGTACACTTTAGGAATAAAACTTACTAAACTTTTAGTGTGAGGGTTATGCTGCATTTGCTTAACTAATTTAAACTCAGCTTCTTCTAACACTCGAAAAGGTTTGAAACATAGTTTTGGAGTTAAGCTATCTTCATCAAAACTTAACTCAGTCATAATTGAAGACAGCAGTGCGCTTTGAGAATCAATCAAACGCGCATAAGTTTGAAGCCCCATCTTCTTCTGATCTTTACCAAACACACTCGTTGCGGGTAACGGTAAGTGGTACGCATGGTCAGGTTGTAAAACCCCTTCTTCGTCCGCTAGCATTACGGCAATGCGTTGCTGGAATCTACACGCCCTACTCCCGTTCTGTCCCGAACCCTTAATGTTTTGAGGGCAGTTAAAACACGTATTAGACTGACGATGTTTTTCTAAAACTGCTGTAGATGAAACACCTGAGTTCGCATCTGAAGACCAGCAAGTAGGTGTTTTAGTTTCACCTTCTACATACTCTTGTTCGTAATAGATGCGCGATACCGGAGCGGCTTTTACTATAACTACTTTGAGTGGTCCGCTACCTAGCTCTTCTACTACCTCACCTACTACACGAAATACGCCGTCGCGTATACTCAAACGTAATCTTGTAGCTTCTTCTGTCTCTTCTACCTCTTCAACAAAGTTTGTATCTACCACAGGTTTAACAACTTTAGGTTGCAACTCATCTAGCAAACTGTCAAAAGGATCGGTCATACATCCTTACCTTCTTCAAAGGGTAGGTCTAACTGCTCTGTTATTTGATCGGTCTCCATATCGGGGCTGTCTTGTTTGAGCGCCTCGACCACAGCAGGGACATTAAATCGGTAGGTGTACCCTACTTTTATGTAAGTAGTTTTAGGTATGAACCCTTTGTTAACCCATTGTCGGATGGTGCTTACCTTTACAGAAAGGTGTTCTGCAACCTCTTCAACAGGGACATAACTATCAAAATCACTCATTTCTTCCTCCGTACTGTGATGGTATATTCACTATCTGCGTTGAGTCCGGGCGGTAAAGCTTCCGGGTTTTCTTCAAGAAACTGCTTCATGTTCCCTTGGTGTATTCGTTTCTCAAGCAAGTCTACTGCTTCATGCTTAATCACGAAGTTGTTAAACGCTTCCCAATCACCTGTCCAGAATCTTGTTTTCTGAGAGCGCCAGAAAGTTCCAGAAGAAGTCTTTACTGACTCCACTCCATTATCCTTACAATGCTCCAGAAATTGACCCTTTATGATGTCGAGTCGTCGGTTTATCTCTTGTTCTTTCTCTGCAAAGGCCGCAGCCAATTCAGATTTCTTATCGCGGAGCTTGATATAAGCCGTAACGTAATCGTCAAGTGTGCTCACAACAGTAGCTGTCATGGTTAAGTATCCCCTACTTTTATTAAGTTTCTTATAATATAGTGTAGTTTTATCTATAATTCAAGTACATCTTCGTATAAATCTATCATTTTCGTATGTACGTTGATTCGCTCGTCTAACATGCTATATATTCGTTTCTCGACAGGTGGGCCTTGAAGTTGTACCACGGTACAGGGGTGTTTCTGTCCAGAACGGTGGACTCGTGCGTTGGCTTGGGCGTAGGTTTCTAAAGAAGCCGTTGGTCCCCACCAAACAATAGTGTTAGCCGCCGTTAGTGTAACTCCATGTGCTGCCGCTTGTGGTTGGATAATAAGTACACGAGGGGAGTCGGTGGTCTGAAACGCTTTGAATATCTGTGTCCTTTTGTTTGCGCTCACCCCTCCTGAAATTACGTCGTTAGTGATCCCATCTTTAGACAACTTATCTTTGAGAAGTTCAATGACATGTTTAAACGGAACAAAGATCAGGACTTTCTGACTAGACTCGTTAATAACTTCTTTGAGTACCTTGTATCGGTTCTTTATATCAAACTCAATGGTCTCTCCACTATCCGTATAGACCGCGCCACATGAAATCTGTAAGAGTTTGTTCATGTTTACTGCCGCATTAGCCGCTGTAATCTGCTCTCCGTCCGCAGTAGCCATCATCTGTTTACGTAAGATGTCATAGTATTTCTTCTGTTGTGCGGTCAGTTCTACCTCACGTTTAACGTAAGTCATCTCAGGTAAATCAAGACATTGCTCTTTAGTGAAACGTATTGCAGGTTGGAGCGCATTGAATACGGTTTCTGTAGCGTGTGGTTTAGGAACCCATTTAAACTGGGTAATCTTGTGCATTACCATTTCACGGAAAGCCCCGAAAAATCTAGGGACTGACTTAGGATTAACAAGTTTAGCTAATCCATAAGCATCAACGGGTGATTGTGCAGCAGGTGTGCCTGTCATTAACCATAGCCAAGTGTCAGGCTTTAGAATACTAGCTAGTACTTTCCACCGCTTAGATTGTGCATTTTTATAATGGGTAGCTTCGTCTACGATGATTAGGTCAAATCCACCGTTAGCTATGTCGTCTTTTACTATCTCTACCCCATCGTAATTAATAATCATGTACTCTGCATCGCCATTAATAATCTCTTGGCGTTTTTTCTTAGCCCCATGCGCTATGTCTACTGTACGGTGCATAGCAAAGTTAAATAGGTCTGCTCTCCAAGCGGAGTCCATAATAGAGAGTGGGCATATTATCAAAACACGTTTGATTAACTTTCGTTGCATCAAGAAGTCAGAAGCCCAGATAGCACTCGCCGTCTTGCCAGTCCCTTGTTCGTTAAAACAAAACGCTTTGCGGTTCATTGTAAGAAAAGAAGCTGTAGTCTTTTGATGCTCAAACGGTTTGTACCGTCCAGACCACTTGTACTGCCCCAAAATAGGGGAGGGTACGTCTTTTACGTTTAAGTTCTTTAGTACTCTCGCTTCATCTACACCCCACTTAACAAGCACATCAGTGTTGCTAACTTGTTTACTGGATGGGATAGCGGTTGTTATTTTGCCGGGATTACGAACCCGCAGAAGCAAGCCTCTGTTATCTACTATTTGCATATCTACTTCTTTTTCTTATAGTTTCTGGAACGGTTTTTACTACGGCTTTCTATCTTTATACCGTCTTTATTGCTACCGCCTTTGCTTAAAGCTTTCTTATGACTAACATCTTTACCTTCTCTCTTGTCAGCCTTCCCGTTTTTATTCTTATCTACTCCTTCTTTATCTAGCTTTCTTCTAGCACGTTGTCGCTCCATTCGCGCTTCAAATTCTTTACTCCCTTTCGGTTTGTTAACTTGTTTCTTTCTATCTTTCGGATTTTTGTACGGCATAGTTACCTCTTTCCGTTATGCGGACATTCAATCACCACGCACCATGCACGGCAAAGTCCTGTTGGATGGGCGTTCCAAGTATCTACCTCAAACGCTTTCTCTAGCTTGCCATACTCGGTAAGCCATTTTTCCCAGAGTTTCGGTTCATTCTCTATCGTGTATGTTTCTTTAATAAATGCGTTGCAAACGACAAAAAGCAACCCACCTTTCACTACTTTTATTTCTGGAAAATGTTTAAACGTAGCTAACGCCATTAGTTCTAGCTGTCCTTTATCTGCATACTTAGCTGACTTACCTGTTTTGTAATCGATAACTTTAGCTACACCTGTTTCTCTATTGATTATAGTAAGGTCTGATACCCCTCTAAACCACACGTCTTTGTCAAAGAAACCGCAAGGTTCGAGGTTCTCAGTCAGTCCCATTTTGTATTCGCAAAGCTTCTCACCTTCCATATCTTTAAGCTTGTCTAACGTAGGTTCTGCGTAAGCAAACCTTGGGTCTAGCTCTTCGACATCTCCACGTACGTACTGTTCTGCCGCTTCGTGAAACTCGTTGCCGTATAGTATTGCTTCTGTATTAAAATCCTCTTCATAGTCTTTGGTTACTTTAGTGTGATAATACTTTTTAGGGCATTGATCGAACGTCTTTATGCTGCTAAAGGACCATGCGGGTTTACCCATGTTTTACACTCCCCGTAATTTTTCCCTACGTCCACGTCACCACGCACTGGAAGTCCCCTCGCCCAGTCCGGTGTATAACGCATACATGAATCAACGTAAGCCGCTGCTTCGTCAACTTCATCGTCTGGAACACAGCATATCACAGAGTCGTGTACAGTAAGCAAGATAGGATACCTTTTTGAAATCATTAACATTTGGTCTGACATAACGCATCTAGCGATCGCTTGACAGACATTCTCTATCACCTTACCCCCATAGATATTGACTCGGCCTCGTCGAGTCTTATATGAATAACTTGGCCTCACCTGTACTTCTGGGTCTGCTTTTGCGTCTGCTTTTGATTTTGGTTTATCGGTCTTAAGGTCTTCATAGCGCATGATTAGTTTAGACGGAAGCTGTATACCATTTACTTCTGGCAGTACTGATAGCACTCCTTTAAGCCCTAGTGCATATTTATGTTTCTGTAGCATACCCACTAAAACAGTTTGAGCCGCCCTCCACAACTTCGTAATCTTGTTGTTAGTATTCCTGTACACGTTGATAATACGTTCACACTCTTCCGCTTCAACCTCTACCCCCATACCTAAAAGCTGTTCTCGGAACCGGACTGAACCCATTCCGTACCCTGCACCTAGGATCGTAGTCTTGCCAATAAAACGTTCAGCCGCATCAACGTCCTCTACTTTCTTGTTGTATATACTGGCCGCCATCTTTTTGTAGACATCTTCATCTTTCTCAAAGGCTTCAACTAAGTCCTTTTGTTCTGCTAACCAAGCCAGTACGCGGGCTTCTATTTGTGCAGAGTCCGCTTCAATCAACGTGTACCCAGTAGGGGCGCAAATACATGATTTCAATACCTTGGCATTTGGTCCTCGTGATGGTAGGTTTTGTAGGTTTACCTTATCCAAACCGCCCCACCGTCCTGTATGCGCGGCGTAGTACCGAATAGGAACGGGCAATGTACCGCCTAACCCAATGTCTATGAACCTCTCAGTACGCGTTTCTTCTAGTGTGCTTTTTAGTCCTATACGTGCGGCTACTAAGGCTTGCACTCGTGGGTCGTCATGTTCTTGCAATGCCTTAAACGCTTCATCATTCTTAGCAAAAGCAAAAGTTTTCTCGCCTGTACGTAAACTAGTTTTCTTAGGGGGCTTAACACCTAGCTCCTCAAGTGCTAACGCAAACTTAGGGTTAGACATAAGTTCTGCTTTCCCGATCCCACAGTCCTCTAGCAACTTTTCTTTCTGCTCTTGTAATGTGTCTAAATGATCTTCTAACTTAGCAACATTTAACTTTAGCTTAGGTTCCACAAACATGCGTAGCGTCATGTCGATAACTTTAAGTTCTTTCTTTGGGAACACTTTCATAAGTATCCCAAACAGTTTATAGGTAAGTTCAACGTCTTGTATGCAGTAGTCCCCATACTTAGACAAACCTTCTTCCGTAAAATCCTTACGTCGTATGCCAAGTGCGTTAACAACTTCGTCGCCCTTCTCCCCGATCCCATACATTTCGGACAGGTGTTTTAGTGAGCCGCCCACTTCCACCCCATGTATACCACGCGCCATACAGAGTGTATCAAGCAGTAACTTAGGGTGAATATCAAAGATCCAACTAAGAATAGCCCCATCAAACATGGTGTTGTGAGCCAGTAAAGCACTGTTTTCCCAGTCATAGTTTTCGTGTAGGTACCGTTTGATGTCATCGTGTTCTCCACTTAACCAAACTGTTTCTTCGTTATTTAGTTTTACACCCAGACCAATCACTTCAAAGTCAGGTCTACGTATGTACTGCTCAGTCGTTAACTTACTTAGGGAAAACTTCTTGTCGTAATAGGTCTCAAAGTCTACGGTTATTATGTTCATATGCGTCCTTAGTAACAAACCATCTCAGTTATCCAATCCCCGTTTCGATACACTAATTCCTCTCGACAGATAGTATTCCCAATCGGTGGTAAGTAAGGTGAAGAGATTGGTGGAATTGTTGGTGTCTGTATTGGTGGGGTAGAAATGTTAGGTAGGCCGGGTAAGTCTATGGGTGAATCACAAACTTGTTTCTGTATTGCAGGGGTATTAGGATTGTAGTCGTGGTCTACCCATAAAGACTGACACTCGGCCATACTTACGTGTGGGAACAAATACAATATAACTGCAATCAATAGCTTCATAGTAAACCTCGTTTGATTAATTGTTGTCGGTTAGCTTCATGCTCTACTGCGATCTCCGTTTTGTTCTGCCCCGTGTACGGCACGGCTAAGAAGTTCTTGACTAGCGAAGCACATAACCACTTGTTGCCTACTTGGAAGTCGCCTAAGTACCGGCCAAACTTACCTTTTTGTTTAGTTCTTAAGGTGGCCGTCGTTCCGACTTTGAGGAAGTCTTGTACAAACTTCTTTGCGAGAAGCCCATGTGCTTTTGTTTCCACAGTTCCTCCGCGAGATTCGGGAGCGTCAATGCCAAACAAACGAATCCGACCATTGTTCCCACGTACCCAACAACCAAAACCCAAATCAACATCGACATCTACAGTATCTCCATCAATTACACGCACTATCGTACAGTTAAACACATATGGATCACTCATCCTCAATCTCCTTGATACCAGTTTCTTGATAGTTTTCCAGCTTATCTACAGCCTCGATAACTCTGTGCATAAGCTGTATAACTTCTTCCACATCTTCTTCGTCTAACTCTATAGTTAATTTCATTTGTCTTCGCTTACGTTGTGGATTTCTTTTATCAGTTCCGCGCAGTGTATGATCTTGTTGAGATCAGATAGCGGTTGACCTTTCTTCTTCCAACGTGAAATGTACTTAACGATGTTACCCTCAAGCAACGACAAGCCGTTCTTCTCGGCGTATTCTGCCGGTTGGATAGCCATATCCTTGTAGTGAGTGCCACCAGTTTGTTTCTCTAAAGCGTTTTTCATTAGTGTCATTAGTGTAATGCTCCAGTAGTTTCTTCAACTGCACCTTCTTCATCTACATAAATGTAGTCGGTGTCATCAGGCCAACTAGCAAGAAGTCCTTCCCATATCTTCTCAGCTTGTCGTAAGTCTTGTATGTCCTGCTTAAGTATAGACAGCTCTCTCCTAAGCCTTGCTTTGGTTAGTCTTTTCATTCGTCGTCCCTCCAACCCTCATCCTGATCTGCAAGATACTCTTGGTATTGTATCTCAGCTTCGAGGGGGTCTACGTAATCATCTTCCTGTGTCATAAGGTAACGATTAAGGTCTACCATTACTGGGTCTCTATCTCGGTTCATAGTTCTTCCTCCTTAATGACTCGCTTACTTTATATGGGTTTCTAATTGCATTTGACTCGTTTGGAACTACTGGTTGCCTATCTTCATGTGACTCGCTTTGCGATCTTGGTTGTCTAAATACTTCAGACTCGTTCAAATTTTTTGGTTGTCTATGACGCTCTTTGACTCGTTCATGTACTTTGGTTGTCTCAGACTCGATGACTCGCTACATCGTATTGGTCGTCTTCGTTCATATGGCTCGTTACATTCTTTTGGCTGTCTTTTTCCATGATTGACTCGTTCGTGGGACATGGTTGTCTCGCGTCGTATGACTCGTTTCCGTCATCTGGTTGTCTAGTTGGCTATGACTCGTTAAATAACTATGGTTGCCTCACTAACATTGACTCGTTTCATTTCACTGGTTGTCTAGTGCCCCATGACTCGCTAAACCGGTCTGGTTGCCTTCCCGCCTCGGACTCGTTCTTTCGCAGTGGTTGTCTTCTCATTACTGACTCGCTATCTTTCTTTGGGTGTCTAATGTTTGTTCCACAGTGACTCGCTCTCTTTCTTTGGGTGTCTAATGTTTGTTCCACAGTGACTCGTTTCATTCGTCTGGTTGTCTATCCCTCCATGACTCGTTCCACCTCTATGGTTGTCTTTACCCATTTGACTCGTTCGCGGGCCGTGGTTGTCTTTTCTCGAATGACTCGTTCGAGTGTGTTGGTTGTCTTTACCCATTTGACTCGTTTAGCTAGGCGGCTACCTTATGTACTTTACCTAGTTTAGCTTCGCTGTATGTGGGAGCAACAGGTAGCCCCTCGATGCTACGCCACTCGTTGTACAGATCAATTAAGAAAATCTTAATCATATACCGCACTGCCATGTTATGTCGGTGTCCCTTGGGCTTCTCTTTATGGGCATCCATATGCTCTAGTCGGTGCTTGTAATCATCATACACCTTACGATACTTACATTTGTCTGGCGATTGTTTGATGAAACTACTACCTAGTACACCTACTAACTTGGTCTTAAGGAATGGGTTAAAAGTAATACCTTTCTTGGTTTGAGTGTTACCGTCTCTGTCTACGTATTCACTCTCCTCTAAGTGTTCCTTCTTACGGCTACGCCCCTGCCCATCACTTGCAACATCTAACCCTGCATACTTGTGTAGGCTAGATGGATACTCAGCTTTACTAATATCTATTTCACTAAGTATTACCCCTGCCATAGCAGGACCAACGCCTGTTACATTTTCAAGAAATTGAGAGTAGATAGGGTAACCCTTGAGGATATTACCTAAACGTCTGAAGTGATTCTTCTCTTGCGTCTCCAATTCTAGGTAGTTATCCACCAGACACAACTCGGTGTAGTCACTGATGACCTCATCACCCTTGAACGTAGCTTGCCTTGGAAAGCTAGCCACTCCTTCGGTAAGCAGTTTGTGTGCCCTACGTAGGTTAACAAGTATCTGTTGCCCATCCTTGTCGATTGTATCTTCCTTCTCACTCGGTGCTTGTCCAAGTTTAGCTTTGAAGTTTCCTACCAAACGATTACCTGTCTGGATTCTATTCTTCTGTATATCGTACGCGCCTCTTACTATTGTTTTTAAGTTACTCATCATCGCTCTCCTGTTGTGTTATTGAATGAACCCATGTATCGCATAGGGCACCGTACGGTAGACCAAACTCTGATCCATCTATGTCCTCAGCCATGCGCTCTGCTGATTCTAAGTTAGGTGCAGTGACTACTGTCGACGCGGGGTAACTGTATATACGCGTTACTTTGTATTTAGGCATCGTTGTTCTCCTTAGTTAAGTTAAAGTGCGTGGTCTGTAACATAAGGTATCTCCACCTATTCAGAGAACTTTACGTTACTCGCACGACTAACCGTATCGGGGCTTAACCGACGTACTCACCTAGGCGGAGCTGTAAGGGATACCCTCTCGCAGTGTGACCCAAGCGTACGCTGTAGCTGTTTTAGGGCATATGATCCCGACCCACCGGCTACTGGGGTCTGGGGTAGGACAAAACAACAAAAACCTACCCCCGTACTAATCTTTCTACATCTCCCACATTATTTTCATTAACCACAAGGGCGATACCTCCTGCCTTGCGTATCTTCTCCAACTCAAACTCCTGTAAAGCTGTTGTGGTATTCTTCCCTGCCTTGCACTCGATACCGAAGAACTTACCGTTGTAGCACCCGACTATATCCGGTACACCGCTACGTCCATACCCACCTGTTGCGGGGAAGAAGTAGTAAGCACCAAGTTGTTTGAGTACCTTAGCTACCTTATCCTTTACTTTCTTTTCAGGTGTCATCGCCATCATCGTCCCCCTCTAAAAAACCCTCTACTCTAAAGGATTATATAACCGATAAGAATTATCGTTCTGTTTGTCATCTTTGGTGTAGACAAAACTCATAATTCGTCTTTCATTAACTTCTTGGAAGTCGCTCATACGAACGTACCCTGCCACTGAACGACAAGGATTTCGTCTACACCATATAAACCACCAAAACTTACTTGCGTATTCGGGCCACATATAGTGGTGGGGGTTTACAAAATCACAATCAAGGACACCGCGTTTATATAGCGTCTTAACTCGTAACCGTTTTCTGGCACATTCCCTCATGCTAACTCTTGCATATGGCTTTCTAATCTGCTTCATCACCATCTCCCTCATAAAATACCCAATAGACATACTTCTCTATGCGTCTACCAATGTTAGTGACAAACTCTGTCGGTGGCTCGTAAGCCATAGTAGACAGCACGGCTACGCGACGCGTCATCCAGTCAGGCATATCAACGATAGGTATACTTGTTTCTTCACTGCCAAACTCACAGGGTGCTATAGGGATACCTAAACAGATTATCTTAGCTGTATCCCCAATGAATTCGACTCTGTATGTAGTCAAGTCTTGAATGTTAGTTGGCAAGGGTAGCTACCTCTTGAAGTGTTGATGGTGATACGAACACGCACATAGCATCCTCTATGAAGGACATGTCATCTTTGTCTCTGTCTGTATCGTAAATACAACCGATACTATCTAGGACTTTGGTTCCATAGTAACTTTCAAGGTCATCCATACCTGCTGTACCTGTTGTTTGTAGTACAGCTAGCTTACTCAGAACTTCTTTAGGTAACTCGTTGACATCAGACACAGAGCCTAGTTTACGGTCTTCGTAGGCATAGTGTATTCGGTCACTGTCCTTGAACTTGTACAACGCTAACACTGCTTGTCCATTGCAGGCCTCGATGGAGTACCCCAAGTCTTTCTTGGTAGTTAAGTACTTGGTAACTCTTTCTTTGGCATTTGCTACCACACCACTCGCTACTGCCCTGTCATCCATACTAGCTAGGCAATACTCCAATAACGCACCATCCCTCTCGCTATCAGACATACCTCCAAAGACTCTTCGGGTTAGCTTCTTCATCTTTTCTTGTGCGTTGACTAGTCCTCCTTCAAACCTACTGAGAGTCCTGTTCAGCGTATTATGGAGTACAGTATCTTGAGTGACACTCACCGTTGAATTAACGATCTTAGCCACTCGTGCCGGATTAACAGTAACACTCGCAAACGATTTTTTGTTCCAAGATAGGCAGAAGTGTCTGTCTTGTTCGTAGGGTAGTGCTTTCTCTCTATAAGTACTGACATTGAGTACCAAGTACCCTGCATTTTCAAGATAGGTAACCCTAGCGTCGTAACACAAGCTTTTTGGGCTTAGCCTCACAGCAAACTCACTGATTGATACCCAAAGAAAAGACGCTTGCTTGTGCCTACGCTTAATACGTTTCTGTATATCTTTTAACTCAGGGGCAAACTGTGGGTTACTGTTAATGTCATGTGATGTGTATGCACTCCCATTGCATTTTGCCTCATCGTACTTATTTACCTCATCAAACCCAAACGTTTGTACTATATGTTTACTGCTCATATTGTTTCTCCTTAAAGGTTAACGTGAATTGTCTTACCGTTGATGGGTGTTACTTGTTTGTTGTCTAGGATCGTCCACAGCAGGGGCATACTCCACGTACCCCAATCGCGTAGGTATCCATCAGTCAACACGATCACTGCTTGGGCATTGATGTTCTTGTCGCGTATGTAGTCAGGTACACACTGCACGTCAGTGCCACCACCACCCTTGGGCTTAGTTGTTTGTGTAAGTTGTTCGAGCGGTGTACCTGTCCCACCATACTGCTCGTCACCACACACCTTGGTATCCCAATACAGTACCCGAACAGATTCGGGCTTGACCGTATCGCATACACCCTTGATCTCACTGAGACATCGGGTTAGCTCTTGTTGTCCGATACTACCTGACGTGTCGATAGCAATGACTAGTTCACCCACTCGTTCAGTGATACCACTGGGTCGTAAGATGTTCATTGCCATGTGCCGTCGGCTTGGTCTACGCCATGTGCTATCGTCGTTACCACGACAGGTTTCTGTAACGAACTCACGCAGTGCTTCACGCCAGTCCACCTCGGATCGTAGTAATTGGTCGATGGCTCGGTTGCCCCCACTGCCTACCTTACCGGCAAGTAGTGCACCCTGTCGGACTGCTTGGTCGATCTCTTGTGTTAGATCACGTTGCTCTTCGGCAGTCATCTCTTGAGCACCTTCCCAATCGTGTTCATCTAACTCTGCACCCTGACCTGCACCCTGACCCTGTTGTTGCTCTGGGTTATCCTCCTTTTCTTGTTTGAGTATCTTGTATATTTGAGCTGCATCCATACCACGGAACCGCTCGTCAAGCAGTCCGATAGGATTGCCTTGGGCATCTACAGGCATGGTTGCAAACCCATCACGATTCTCATCCGTAATCATCAGATTGATTGCATGGTCACAAGCTTGACCAGCTAGGACCGCATCTTCTCTGAACATCCACTCCCATGTAATCAGGTGCTTGAACAGCTTGTGATAGTTCTCATGCAGAATCAGGAATCTAAACCCTGAGTCGCTCTGCCAACTAACAAACTCTCGTCCGTAGTATGCGTCACGTCCATTGGTGTAGGCAGTAGGACAGCCATCTTCGATACCGCTCTTACCAAGCATCAACACCCCTGCAAGGGCTACATATCTTTGGTGTCCCATAATGGTTGTGATGTTTTTAGTGAGCCGTTGCTCGGCTGATAGTTGTGTATTGATTGCTAACATATCTCACCCCCTACTTATCGATGCTGAACATGTAGTTGTTAGCTGTGCACCATTCCTGATACTTAGTACCAGACTGCACTACATAATCACGTCGGCTGTACTTGGGTCTACGTACCCCATTGACGAACAAACCTTGAGCCTCCTTGGGCAACCTGTTCATGTAAGTCAGCCAAGGATCTACCCACTCACGCTCGATGGTTGCCAGTGCTCTGTACACCACCATACATATAGCCGCAGGGCTATCGGGTACAGGTGCAGTCATCGGGTCACCCTTGATCTGGTCAAGTGTAGGTAGCTTGTCAGCTAGTGCGATGAACGCCGCCAAGTCCAATGCCGCTCGGTCACCGATCGTACCAACGAGAGCCGCACTGAGTGAGGTGTCATCGAGTACCGCACGTTGTTTGAGTATGTCACTTGCCTTCTCAAGTGAGCGCGGTGTAACGAAAGCCGTACGTGCACTTCGTGGGTGGAATATGTACTCGTTCTCGTCAGGGTTCTCATACCCCTCGAAGCTATGGAATATCTCTGGCTTCTCTTTACAGAAACCTAGTAGCGTAGCGTCGATGTCGTTGTTAACACCCCACTCGATCCACTCCATGTTGTCAGGCTTACGCATCTCTACGATGGTCAGTCGATTACGTGCATGGGCAGGGAGTAAGTCACCCACTGCTTCTGTGCCCTTGTTGGTCGTAGCGAATACAATACTGTCGGAGTGCATATGTAGCTTGCCGTGCGTTCGCTCCAACATCAGACGTAGACACGCTAGTTGTGCGGACCTGTTCATCTTACCTAGTTCATCAATCATTAGAATGACAGGTTGATCGGGTAGATGTAGACCAAGATCCTCAAGGGGTACTGTCTTGAACGTCTCACCATCTTCGGAATACTTGACCATGAATAGATCAGCCGAATCAATAATAGTCGTACCGTCTAGGTAGATTGGTACATGGTCAGGGTTCATCTTGGTCAGTAGCTTCAACAAAGAAGTTTTACCAATGCCCATGTTACCTTGTGCGAGTACGGTGTTACGCGACCCTACCGCATTGATAAGGTTCGCTGTCTGGTCAAAACTGAGTGCATACATTGCTTGTGCTGTGTTTGTTGTAGTCACGATTGTTGCTCCATTAAGTTAAGTTTATTGGTGTTACGGTTAGTATTATAAGGTTTTGTTGCTTTAAGTCAACGTTTTACCCCCACCCCACTAGAAGCCTAGTGAGGGAAGGTTGTTGATAATGGCATCGACTTCTTGTCGTGTCTTGGCACGTAGGCTTGGACTGTGACGTAAGCCGTCGGGAGTTACTCCACTAAGGGTCTGGCGTAACTGTGTTTGTATAGCGGTAATCTTTGGATCGTTCGCTATGTTGCACGTCTTCAATAGACTCACTATGTCGGTCACATTATCCACCAACGTGTCTCTGAATCCTGTTTTCTTGTCACCCTCGCCATAGTCGAGCATTGCGGACATATTGGTCAGGGGTTTGATTAGTCTCTCGACCACACTACCCATCGCTTTGTTCATCCTATCGTCCAACAACTTGTTGTACGTATCCTGCATCTCGGTAGCGGCTTGGTTACCAATGTCGATACGAAAGTCACCGGCATCAGGGATCGGCTCGTAAGACACTCGAATACGTATCTTGCGACGCAACTCGTCAACAGATGGGTACTCCTCCTCCTTGAACATATCACCTGTATGAAACTGTGCGTTAGCTACTGCCCTAGGGTATTCGGCTAAGAACGCTTCCTTGAGTCGGTCGAACTCGGTAATGTACTCGTCCATCGTGTTTCTGTAGTCAATGAGTTTCTCGTTGGGTAACAAGCGTGGTCCCTTGTCCATCCACACAATAGTTTGGCGAGCGTGGTACTGATAGATGTCGTTACTGTGCGTCGATAGCTGATCGTGAGCCTGACACTCGATAAGATTCTTGTGAAAAGAACCTGCGTTTTTACTGGCACGTTTGGCAGTAGTCACCTCGTCGGTCACTTCTTTGTCTATCTTCTTCAATGCCGGTACGGATCGGCTCAGTGTTACGAGCACTGCACTGCTTGAGATAGTAGGTGAAACTACTTTGGGTAACTCAGGTTGAGTTACAGGTGATTCCATTGATTGGTTAATATAGTCCATCGTTATTGCTCCTTGTCGTTTAGTTGAATCTCAAGCCATTGCTTAAGATGTTTAGGGTCGTGCTTTGCTAATTCGTCACGTAGTTCTCTCTTGCGGTTAGCCTCCTCCGCTAGCTTGTCGTTACGTTTGATACGTAGCTCTACCATATCGTCGATAAAGTTAGCCATCATCGTTCTCCTTGTCATCTTTCTTTGGATAATCTTCAGACCGCAAAGCCCAATCCCACGCCGCTTCGTCATCGTCAGTTTCAGTTTCTTCGACTGAGGCTAGGGGTTCGTAAAACATATCTCCGACTGCCATATTCCATTTTTTAACGTCTGTTGCTAGCAAGTCTCGCACCAGCTCATCAATTCTCGATTGGGCAATCCTTTTGGCTTCTTCCTCGTTATCAGCTACAACATCGACAAAACGATCGAGCCAGACCGATATTTGGTAGCGTCGGAGTTTTTGTTCTTCAGTCATCATCGTTCTCCTATAGAAATACAATTACAGTCAACATCCACACGAACACAACTACAGCGACACCGGCAACAGCTACTCCAACAGCGAATAGCGGTTTCACCCACCAAGGTGTATGTGCCCATCGGTACATGTCATCGGGGTCGTGCGTGTTGTATCTGTCTTTAAAGTCCTTCATACGAAATCTCCCACGTGCTCGTTCCACGATAAGCTATCTTGCATATCGTCTCGAACAGCCTCCAAAAAGTAATCGGTAGAGACATCAGGATCATCATCGAATGAATACCGATACTCTGTGTCGAACCGCTCAATGACCTCACCGTGTTTGGTGTAGATCACAACCACTGTGTCCATCGTGCCATCGTCTGTAATTGATACCCTCATAATGTGTGCTCCTGTAAGTTAGCGTTTTTTTGCCACCACGTGATGGCAAATTTTGTTGATGTTGTCGAAATTGCTGTCAAACAACCGCTCCTCCCCACCAACAAGATCTATTATCTCAAATACGTTTTCTTAGGTCAAGCTACACAAACGTGTTTATTCTAAGTGGTATAACTAAACCAATTAAACTTTTCGATATTCGGAAAAAGTTTAGAATCAATCCAGTAAATACGTGGGCTGTAGCGTAAATAAACCAATTAAACCAACTAAACCACGAATTTGGGTACTCCGTGGTTTTAGGGAAAAGGGGGTAGCTTACCCGAAGAGATAATCTCTTTTCCTAGCTGTTTACACAGATGGGTGATTTGGTTGGTTTAGTTGGTTTAATTGGTAGAGAAAGAAATAATAATAATAATATATATATATAAGTAAGTAATAATAAACAAAACTAAACAAAACTAAAAACGTAAATGGGAAAAAACGAAGGGTAACTAAACTTTTTTGAAAATAGCAAAAAGTTTAATTGGTTTAGTTAGTAGAAAAATGCCACCACGTGATGGCAAATTTGTTCCTGTAGTGGCAGTTAGCTATACAGGAACTGGTGTCCACTCAAGGCAGTTAGCTGTTCGGAAACTGGTATCAAGAAGGGCGGAGCAGGAGGTGGCAGTTAGCCATTCGGGAACTGGTGTCAAGTTTTTTTGAGACAAAAAAAGGGGGAACCTTTCGGCTCCCCCTGATGTACTACCCTTTGTTAAGCTTGTTATAGGCATCCTCTAGTTTGTTTTTAAGGTCTGCCGCTTTAAGACAAGATGCTGAAGCATTATCAATTACTTTGAGAAATGCTGATTTCATTATCCTCTCGTTCTCTGTTACTGTACCAGCTTTACTCCTATAGAATGCCAGTCTATGGAACGTAAATGCTACGTCCCTTTGGAACTGTGTTTCCAAACCATCAATCAATTCTTTACTCATTAGATGGGATAGAACACTACGCTCTACGTTCGCATCATTTAACGAGACCGAATCTGTAGAGGGATTGCTTGGTTTTGTTGCACCGCCCGTAGCACGTTTCGATTTAGCTTTGGATACCTTTCTACCATCAGATTCACCCGTTTTTAGAAAGCGCCTATATGCCGCCATCCACCGCCCTTTGATTGTGCTGGCTCGATTCGTATAAAACCTGAATGTTTTCTTGCCAATCTTTACCGCTCCCTTTGGGCGCTCTGCTTTAGGCTTCGACCATTCAGTAACTAGCTCCCCGTTTAGTTCCCATTCTTTATCGAGATAAGCGATTGCAACATTCTCAAAAGCGCCTTTTGCTTCCGATATGTTGCTAGCGGGAACGCGACCCTCTATGCTTTTAAAGAAGGCCTTCTTCGATACCTCTGCCATTTCGCCATGTTCAATAGCGGTAACGCCTTTAGTGATCATCTGTTTAGTAAATGATATTACTGCTTTTACTGCTTTTAGCTTTGACATATATAGCTCCATTTTGCCATCACGTGATGGCGTTTTTGTGCGACATTGCACTATGAATCGACCCGTTGCCGAAACATGGTGCTATTAGACTATATATAAACGTGTTTGTGTAGGGTGTTTTGCATGGGGGGCTTTTTGTCTACATACCCCGTAAACTAGACCCCACCCCCCACCCCCTATGCGCGTCTGACTAAGGG